TTTTCGTCGCTCCAAGCGTATAAGAACGGGTTTGCAACGTCATCGAGTACGTCCCAATCGCCCTCAACGAATCGAGCATATTGAATAGGCGGTAATTCCTTTAGCGCTTCGAGGTATTCGGGCGCGATGTGTGGATTATCCGTTATTCGGCTCGGTATGTAAGCCCAACGTTCGGGCAATGTGTTTTCGCGGTATCGGTTGTATATAATTGACTTAACCCAGTTCTGAGCGGGGTTGCACGTTGCGAGGCAAACGATAGGCGGTTTACCATGTGCCTTATTCCACGAGCCTATACGTTCCTGAACTTTGTAGAATGTTACTTCCTGTAATTCGTTTACTTCGTCTAAGCCCGCGCCGTTAATCTCTAAACCTCGAAAGCGGTTAAGGTCTTTATCGTCGTCAAACGATTCTGCCATAAACATAAGCTCCGAACCGTTTGTAAAAGTTATAACGTTCGTTTCCCTATTCCAATTCTTAACGTAACTACTTACGCCGTCCATCATTATTGAGGCAAAGCTCGGGAACGTGGTACGCTTTAAATCGGGTAGGCTTTTACGAATAATCGCCCAACGGCTGCGAGGATATGTTAAACAAAGTGATGTTAGAGTTAATAGAAGCCAATACGTTTTACCGCCGCGAATCTTTGCCCCCACACTTTCGAGCGGGGGCGGTTATCGTATAGCGCCCCCGAAGACAATTACTCTTTTGTCCCCGTTGGTCGCCATGTCGAAGGCTGTGGTTTGTGTTTCAGTTAGTGTAAAATTCATTCGGCTGGTTTACTCGGTTCGGTGCGAATGATAACAAGCGGCTCGGTGGTGGTGATGGTGTTATCAATGCTTTGCTTCGGCTTACCGTATGCACGGTCTAACAATAGCTCCGCAGCCCTTACATCGCCTTTAGCGGCGCGTGCGCGTATTGCTTTTAATATCGCTTCGCCCGCTGTTACGCCGTCCTTTTCCTCGCCTAACACATCGGCTAATAGCTTATCAAGTTCGGGCAGCTTACGCGGTCTCCCGTTAGGGTTTCCCGTTTGCCCTTTCTTAAATTTATGTGGCTCTATGTTCTCAGGCTTTGGCATCGCTGTTTTTTCGCTGTATTATTTTGACCTTGGGTCTTTGTTGCTTGCCCTATTTGCAGCTCTTTTAGTGGCTACTTTTTGCAGCCTTTCGACTTCCATTTTAAAAGGGTAACAATGCTTCATGTTTTCTAAAGTGTAATACACTATTGATGCGCGGTATGGGTTTTCGCCCGTTTTGGCAATTGGCATTACTCCGTGTATTTCGTTTTGCCCGTCAAAAATTGATAGATAGCTGTCGCTTTGTTCAAGCGCGAAACCGTACTCAGGGAAAACAAGTTCCCCGCCGCTAATACCACTTTTTAAAATTAATACATTTGATAAGTTTCCCCTAAAATTGCCCGTATCTTTGTGGTACTTTATAGCGTGGTTTACATTAATGTTTGCGGTTGCAAAAGGTTGGTTTTCTTTTAATAGGTAATCTTGGTTAACATTTTCGCTTATTACTTTTAAATCATGGTTATACTGTTCGGGCAAGTATTTTTTATATATGCCTGTTAACACTTCCATAAATGTAAATAAACGTTGAGTATTTTTCTTTTCGTTTTTTGTTTGTGAAGAAAACCTACAATAATCATTTCTTAATGGAATTCTTGGAAGCGAACCAAAAACACTTGATTGAGTAGGTAAAGCCCTTCGAGTTCTATATGTTTTAACATATTTTGTTTCCAAAGCCGCCTTCCTTATTTCGTTAATCAATTCGTGTTTTATTTTTATATATACCCCTACGTTTTTGCCGTTTTTTGTAAATATAGTATCGCTATCAATTAAAGTATTGTAACCGATTTTTGATGGCGTTTGTTTTATTAGTTCGCTACAATCACGTATTTTAGTAAGCTCAAATGTTTTCATTTTCCATTAGTTTTAAAATTAACGTGCTGTTGTCTTCGCAGTTGTATTTTGTTTGTTTTTCTTCAAACCACCTTACAACCTTTTCAAATGTTTGGTTTTCATAAACCAAAAACATTCTTTTTAATTCTGCATTCATAAACTTATCTAATTTAGATAATTGGTCTAACCCTTCATAATCTTCGTTGTTTGTCATGTTATCTTCGAAGTCGGGTATATCCACCCCCCACGCATCGAGCTGTTCGGTGTCCCATTCGTTTTGAAGCACCGCCCAATCCCACTCGCCGCCGCTTACGTTATCCTTAATTATAAATTCGCGCTTTTGAGCCTCTGTAAGCTCGCTTGCCTTCATAACTGGCACTTGCTTTAGCTTGGCAGCTTTGCACGCCTTAAAACGCATATTACCGCCTAATATAACGTTGTTCTCGTCCACAACTATCGGACGATATTTTAGCATATCGGGAAACTCCTTAATCGATTGCACCAGCTTATCGAATTTTTCGTCCTTAATAATGCGTGGGTTATTCGGGTTAACCGTTAGCTCGGATATGTTTATTAGTTGTACGCTCATTTCTTGTTTCTTGCTTTGCGGTATTTCTCGGCTTCAGCGTATGCTATCGCGGCGGCTTGCTCGTTTGAATAACCTTCGCTAACTAACTTGCGAATGTTCATGCTTATAATCGTTTGCGTATCTCCTTGAAATAGTGGCATAGTATTACAAAATTACAAATTATAAGTATCGATTCGTTTTTTAACCATTTCAATAAATCGCTCCATCATTGCCGCATAAAAGCCGTTAAAATCCTTATGACCTTCGGACGCGTGTTCAAACAGAACGTAAAGCGTTGCGCGTAACCGCTGGCTCGGTGTTTTGCTTCCGAGTTCGGCGGCATCGAGTTTAAGGTTATTTAAAAGCTGTTCGTCGTTGTAATTGAATTGTTCGCCCTTAAATGCCATAACACCTACGCCGCCCATCCATTGACTAAATAACGCGCTGGTTTGTTCGGGCGTTAGTTCCTGCGTTCCGATTGTTACCTTAATCGTTTTATCGCGGCGCGTGGCTACCGATTCAATCGCACACGGTATGATTAACAATTTAGCATCCATACTCGGGGTCGTGTTTCTTTGATTTGTATTCGAGCTTTAATCCTTCGAGGTATGCGCGAACCATTGCCGTAATTTTTTCGCGGTGCGTTTGCGGTACGCGAAAGCATAACGTAGCGGTTTGTTCGCCGTATTGCTTAGACCTCCCAGCACCCTCACGGCGACCACCACGCTTCGAAATCGGTTTCGGTGTTGCTTCCATTGCTGCAAATATAGTCATTTTTTGATTATGTTTTGCAAATTAATACCGTGTTTTTTTAGGAGCTTTAACCAATCGAGCGAGCGTTTTAAATACAATCGGTAGGCTATCGAGGTGCGCGGCGCGCTGATTAATTGCGCTGCATAGCTTCGATGTGTTTTAAGGGTGTCGGTGTAATGCGTAACGCCTTCTTTAAATTCGCCTTGCTCGGGTTCATAGTTTGTCATGTAATCGATTATGCGTTCTTCGGTGGTCATTAAAACGGCGTAAAATCAAATGTTTCGTTAGGTAGTATTGAGGTTTCCTTAACTGGTAAAAAGGTGCTGCCAGTATTGCCGCCGTTATCGCTAAAATGCGTTAGCGTTTCATTATGCTTAAAACGTACTTCACCCGTTGAGCCTTGCCTATGCTTTTCGAATAAGTAAAATACATCGTTCGTATAGGGCGTTCCGTTATCCTCATTAAGCGCGTAATATGAAGGTCGCCAAACAAACATCACGGTATCGGCATCCTGTTCGATGCTACCCGACTCGCGAAGGTCTGAAAGTATCGGTCGTTTATCGGCTCGTTGTTCAACTTGCCTACTCAATTGAGCAAGTGCGATAATCGGTATGTTAAGCTCCTTTTGCGCGGCTTTTAGCGTTCGGCTTATCTCAGCTACCTCAGCTTCGCGATTACCGCCTTTAAAGCCCTCAATAGTCATTAACTGCAAATAATCAATTATAGCCCACTTACAACGATTTTTACGCACCTCACGTCGCAATATCCTTACCGTTTCATGAACACCGCAACGCGCTTTGTCATAAATCAAAATAGGGAGCTGTTCTGTTTTGCCTATCGATTGCTCAAACGCGTGCAACTCGGGTTGCGTTAGGTTACCATCGCGCAGGCGTGCGCTATTAATGAGGCTTTCGCCGTGCTGCAATATAAGGCGCTGCGCTAACTGGCTACGATTCATTTCGAGGTTGAAATAAACGCCCGCCTCGCCAAACTGCACCGCGTGAAATAGTGCGAGGGCTGTTTTACCCATCGACGGGCGACCAGCTAAGATTATTAGCTCGGGATGAAAGCCACCCGTAAAACGATTTAAGGCGGTTAAGCCTGTGTTTAAGCCGCTCGTTTGCCCTGACTGATACAAAGCGGCTCGGCGGTAATATGCTTGCCTTTCTTCGTCGGATAGT